ACCTCATCTGCCATAGGAACATAGTAGCTGACGTTTTAGTGAACCCGAGACCGGAACCGGAAACGGTTCGCCAATGCGGCAACCTTCATCGCCCGCTGCATATACAGGTTCGGGCGGCGGCGTCCCGGATGATGAACCGACACCGGATACACGACGTGCCCGACCCGATTCCAGTAGAACTTGAGGGTCTTCTTACGCTTGGCCCGGATGATGTGCGGCCGGGAACCGAGCGAGACAGTCGCCGCGTACTTCAGCTTGGAACCGATCTTGCCCCGAACCAGGTTCGCCGACAGGCGCGGAGGGTCGTTGTAGATCGATCCTCGTAGTCGCGCCCCCGTCGGCGCGGAGAGACTGACCTGGCCCTTCGGCGCGGTGCGTCGGGCGATCCCCGCCGCCATGCGGGTTACCCGGCTGACCAGTTCAGTTCCGCGCTTCTGGGCCGTGCGAATGACTTCGATCCTATTCAGGATCAGCTTCGCCATCGTCGGCCTCGATCGGGGAGGCGTCCTTGCGGCTCAGCCGCCGCTGCCGGGCCGGACGTACGCCCAGGATCGTCGTCTCGTCGCCTTGCTCGCTGACCTGGAGAACCGTCGCCTGAGCCGCCGGGTCGTCCTCCGGGTACGCGTACACCAGAACACCCAAGTCCATCAGGGCCAGGAAGTGGGGATTTTCCGGGTCCACGTGAATGATGTCGTCCTTGGACAGGCCGTGGAAGCCCTGAACGGCCCGCAGGGCGACGGTACGGTCCGGTGCGTACTCTTCGGTCATGTCGGTCATCCTAACCTAGACGCAGCAGGCCCCGTGGATCTGCACGGTGATGATCTGAGTCGCCCCGTTGCAGTTGCCCTCGATCGGCAATGGCGAACCCTGGCCGACCAGAGTGTTGAGGTACAAGGCGTTGGACTCCAGCCCGTCCTTGAAGCAGCACAGGGCCTCGAACATCGCCATCCGGTCCGAGATGTGCTGGGCGGTACCGCTATCCCACGCATCGCAGTCGGTCGGGTCACCGCATCGCAGCACGCCCATCTCCAGCTCCAGGGCCAGCATCGCACCCTGGCAGTTGGTCGCCGTGTCCGGTTCCGGGAACGAGTCCGAAGAGGCGAACATGTCCCCGATGCGCACGTACCCGAGACCCTCGCAGCAGATGTCCTCGGGGATCACGTCCTGGGTCACGTCGGTTCCGAACCGTAGACAGCACAGCTTCGGCGGGTTCTCCCGGACGGCCAGTTTCTTACACAGGCACTCCAGGAGCAGTTTCGCGACGGTGAGCGCTTCGTCAGCCACAGTTCATCCCTACGGAATCGTTACCATGCGCGGGGGGCGGATATCGGGGGTACGGACCCGCAGCCGGTACGGCAGCTTCGCCGGGTTCAGCGCCCGGATGATCATGTCCACTTCGTTGATACCGGTCAACCCCGAGTCCAGCAGCGTGTCCACGTCCACGAACGAGAGGGTGACCCCGTTGCGGGCCAGCTCCTGCACGCGACCCGGCAGGCGGCAGTTCTTGTCGCCGGAGCATGCCTTGAGGAACTCGCAGGCCAGAGTGCCCGCAGCGGTGGTCAGGACGGACGGAACCGGAGCGCCTCGCAGCAGGGTGACGGTGAAAACGGTGTCGCTGTTGTCGGTGTTGAAGTCGGGACACTGGGGCCAGCAGTCGCCGTCGGTGCGGACCAGCCACCGGTTGTCATCCACGCGATAGGCGCTCGGGTCGATGGTGACTCCGCCGATCGCCACGGTCGTGATACCCGTCGCCGGTTCGGGGAGCAGGATCTGGCAGCGGGGATCGCAGGAGCATGCCGCCGGGCAGCCGCAGTTGAACCATTCCCCATTGAAGTTGTAGGGAACCCAGCCACCGCCACCGCCGGGCATCCATCCGGACCAGTTCAGGGTCCCGTCGCCGCACGGAGAACCCATGCCGCAGGGGCGGATCGTGATCGAACACTGGCCGTACTGCCGCCCCGTGGAAGCCCACAGGATCGTTGTCGCGAACGCCGTCGCAGCGTCCTTGAGGGTCTGATCGGCCGTGTCCCACGACGGGCAGCACAGCGGCGCGATCGTCCAGTTACAGGGAGCCGCCACGAAATCCTCCTCTACTATGGTGACCAGGATATCCCTACGGTTGTAGCGGAGGAACTAGATGAGACCTCTGCATCCGATTGATCTCGGGGTGCACAACTTAACGTGTGACAAGATCTGCTTTCCGTCCCGCAAGATCGCTAAGCGGGCGGCGCGGACCCACCACGGCGAACATAAAACTCCGTACCAATGCGCGGATCACTGGCATATCGGGAAGTTGCTGCCTTCGGTCCTGAAGGGCCGGAAGACCCGGGGACAGGTGTACCGGCGTAGGTGAGAGCTTTACCGACAAGATCGCCGTAGTGTACCATCTTGGTATGGAACCGCAGATCGTGACCGAGAACAACGAAGATCCTTTCCTCACCCCCGGTGAGGTCGCTGCCCTGTTTCGGGTAGATCCCAAGACCGTCAGCCGCTGGGCCAAGGCGGGCAAGCTCGCCCGGACCCGGACCATTGGCGGACACGGACGCTACCGCCAGTCGGATGTCATCGCGCTCATGTGCCGCAACGAGGCATAACAGAGGGGACAGGCCCCGTGAACCTGTCCCCTCGTTGCACCGTTGCGCAGGTGCCGCGTTGACATCCTAGCCGCGCGGGATCGCGACGACAAAAAATCCGGTGTCCGTCGGGCTCGACGCGTCCGAGATCGTGATCCGGTACGAGCCCGGGTTGGCGTAGGTGTGTGCCGACGAACCCGACTCGGCCGCGCCCAGGGTCGTCGAACCGTCACCCCAGTCGATGTTGACCGTGCCCGCCGCCGCAACGTTGGCGTACGTGACCGTGACCTGATATCCAGCCACAACCACGTTGCTGATCGTCGGCTGATTCGTGTCCGCGACGCAGACCTGAGCCACCGACTGGCTGCGCGACATCGCGCCCAGAGCGTTCGTCGCCGCGTAGACCGCGTTCGTGCCGGAGACGTACCCGGCCAGAACATCCGCGCCACCGCGCCGCAGCAGGAGGGTTCCCTTGCCGCCCATGATCTCCTCGGGGATCACAATGCGGGGAACCGCACCCTGCGTGTCGATACGGACACGCTGGCGGTCCGTAGCCGCCCAGCACAGTACGCGCTGAGACAGAGGGGTCAACTGCGCGTACGAGTCGACCGAGATGGTCATCGTGCCAGCCATGGCGGTTACTCCTAGGTAACAGTGACCGTCGCCGTGTACGTCGGCGCGGAGTGGGTGGTCGGCCGGTAGGTGATGTTCTTGGTCCCCGCAGCCGCGTAGTTGTGAAGCTTGGTCGTGCCCGAGGTGACCAGCTCCGTAACGCCGGTCTCCCACGTGATCGTCGCCGGAAGAAGCGGCACCCCGGCACCGTCCAGCGGGAAGGTCGCCGTCACGTTCAGCGGCGCGGCACCAGAAGTCGGCGTAACCACCAGGGTCGGGGTCACGTCGGTGCAACCGCAGGTGTTGAACAGCGGCGGCGGCAGCGTCGTGGTCTGGATGTGGAAGTCGTCGTCGGCGGTGATCGCCGCCAGCAGCGGACCCGGCAGGCCAGCATTCGGGCCGGTCTGATTGATCAGCACGTTGTACGGACCCACGCCCCACAGGCTGTTGAACTTCGTACGTCCGGAGACGGTGAAGTTCGCCCGGTCGTTCTGGAACGTCGGGATCGTCATCACGCCTTCGGTGATCCACGGCATGAGAGCGTATCCGTACTTCTGGACCCCGCCGACACACTGGGTGTCGCCGCCGAGGCCAGTCCACCATTCCAGGCCGAAGTTCGCCGTGTTGATCGAGCCCCGGCGGGACCGGAAACCGACCACGTTGGGGGTGGCGGCGTCGTCGAGAACCAGCGGCTCGTTGGTCATCAGATTGATCAACTGAGGGTCGACCCGGCAGAACTCCATGGTCACGTTGTACCAGCGGCGCTGCTCCGGCTTGGTCGTGTCGTCGCAGATGTCCCCGTTCGCGTTGAGCTGCGGGTCACCCTGACGGTCCACGACCTCCTTCTCAATGGTGATCGTGATGATGCCCGACGTGGTCACCGAGGAGCATGCGATGTCGTTGAGGGCACCGCAGGTAGTGAGACTCGTGGCCCGGATGCCCGGAACCCGAATCGGGACAAAGCAATCGGTAGCCACGGCTACTCCTCTTCCTTCTCGTCGTCGGACTCATCGTCCGAAACGGCGGGCTGCGTCTTGCGAGGCCGACCCCGGCGCTTGGGAGCCGGAGCCTCCTCCTCGTCATCCTTGCCGTGGCCCGTCGCTTCCAGGTACCGATCGTGCAGGTCGTCCGGAATGACGAAAGCCACCCCTTTATCCCCGCCGTACTCGGTCGTGGTCTTGACGTCCCACTGGCTGTCGGCCAGCTCCAGGAGAAGCTGAGCCGTCTTCGTCGCCTCACCCCGGCGCGGGATAACTACTGCCATCAGTACGTCACATCCACAGCGTAGGCGCCACACTCATAGGTGACGATGTATTCGCGTTCTGCCACGATCGTAACCTGGTTCGTGGTCCGGTTCAGCGAACCGGCCAGGTCCGATACGAAGACGTTCGGGTTGCGCCACACGAACGTCTGCCCCGTGATGTAGATCCACGTGTGACCGGCAGCCGGGGCGGCGCCCGCAGGCGTGTACCCCTCGTAGTTGCCGATCGACACCGCCGTACCCAGCGCGGTCCGCCACACCGACCCGTCACGAACCAGAGCCATCGCGGCGTGCATACGCTCGCCGTACTGGAACGGAACGTGCAGCACCCCACGGAGGCCGTACGTCGAGTACAGAGCCTCCTCCAGGGCACCGATCTGGTCGGCGGTGGTAGTGCCCGCAGGAACGACCGTGGTGGCGTTCGGGGTGGCGTTCGCCAGACCCCGTGACTGGCCATTGAGCTGGCGGGAGAAAATCTGCTCCACCGCGCCCTGCTCCCCAGCCTTCAGCCGGTTGAGAACCTTGGCCTGATACTCGGCCTCGGTGTGCCCGACCGCGCCGCACAGCAGGCCCGCGTACACCACGAACGGGGTACCGGGGACCGTGCTCTGCGGGTCGAAAGTCTTCGCCGCGAGACTGTCCGTGCAAGCCACGTCGTAGCCGCGAGGAAGAGAGCAGAACTCGGACTCGAAGACGATGCCGCCGGAACCCCAGTGGTCGTCCCAAGCGGACTGAACCCCGACGGCGTTGAACAGTCCATACCGGGTGGTTGCATCACCAGGCCAAGCGATCAGGTCAGGTGCGGTCAGGACCGTCATGGTTCACCTCCTCGTAGAAGTCGCTGTAGTGGTTTGGGGCCAGGCCCGAAAGCCTGGCCCCTGCGACTACTACGGGGTCACGTCCGCGCAGGCGACGGCGCGCTGAACACCAGTCGAACCGTTCGGGCAGATCGGCACCTGGTACGCGCGCGACTCGACGCACATACGCATCGGCTTGTAGCCGTCCTCCACGAACAACTGCGTCACCTGGTTGGTGGCGAGCTTGGTGCTGTCGTACACCATGTCGAGGCGGATGACCGAGTTGCGGGCCACGACCCAGGTGCCCGGCAGGTAGATCAGGAACTTGACCGTGACCGGCATGCGGAACGGACGGTTCGTGACCGCGACGCCGGTGGCGCCCAGCTCCTCGTAGGTGTTGGTCAGACCGGCCGGTGCGAACGCGTCCTGCCAGTCCATGACGTACTGAACGTTGGCGCCACGGGTGGCGAACATCGCGTCGATCGCCGAGTCGGCCATGTCGGGGTCGTTGGTGGCGTTGCGGCGCACCCAGTCGGCGCGGAGCTGAGCCTTGACCCACAGCGGCAGAACCACGTCGAAGCGCTGGTTGACACCGGTGCGGTAGAAGTACCGCAGGTCCATGACCGCCAGCTCGACCGCCGAGACGAGGTTGGACAGCGCCGAACCGTCAGTGATCCACGGGTCCGTGGTCAGCAGGGTGACGGCCGTCGAGCCGGTCTCGATCTCGTTGATGATCTCGCGGTTGACCAGGTGCGCCATCGACGCCGTGGCGCCGCGCGCGAACTCGGAGACGAACTCCGGGTAGGCCCGGTTCTGGAGGATGTTGCCGGTCAGGCAGAGCGCCGCCACGTTGAGCCGGTCGTCCACGAACGGAGGACACGGGATCGTGAAGCACGTCTTGGCGGTGTCGGCGATGACCTGCGCCTCGGTGAGGATGTTGTAGCCGGTGATCGGCAGAACGAAGTCGCCACCGAAGAAGTCGGAGAACGCCAGGCCCTGGTTGTGGCGCAGGCCGCCACGCGGGGCCAGCACCTCGGGGGTGCGCAGCAGGCCGTCGGCTTCGATCGGGTTGCAGGTCGAGTAGTCGACCGGGCTCGGCGCACACCAGGCGATACCGGCGGTGACCGAGTCGAGGCCGTTGTTGAAGTCCGAGCTGATCTTGGCCAGCTTCTGGTACATCGCCAGGTCAGTCCCATTGTCCAGGACGTACTCCGGCTGGTACTGGCGCTCGATCTGGGCGATCGGGGTCTGGGCGTAGCCACCCGCCGCGCGGATCGCCTGCGTGTTCGAGCTGTAGCCGACCGAACGGTTGGTGAAGACCTTGCCCAGGTCATCCCAGTTCAGTTCCTCGCCCATGCGCTTCCCGGCGCCGTCGCCAGCAGCGCGGATGACCCACTGCGAAGCGGTGTCCTCGGGCAGCTCAACAGTGGCGCCGTTCGGGGCGACGTTCTCCACCTGAACCGAGCGCATCGGCGCGGTCTCGGCGGAGGTCGAGTGGGTGACCGTCGCGGCAACAACGGTGCCAGCCTCGGCGCCGGTGTGCGGGGCGGGTGTGGTCGTGGTGGCATCCTTGACCGGCTCCGTCGGCGTCGCGACCGGCTCTACGGCAGCGGCCGTGACCGGAGCGGCAGCGGGGCGCTCAGTGGCGCTGAAGCGGGCAGCCCGGTTGGCGCGATCCTGCTCTACCGCATCGGCAGCGGTGAGGAAGGTGTCCAGGGCCTCGGCGCGGTTCAGCGTGTCGTCGTCGACCTGGGTCGGGTCGGCAACGCTGGCGCGCAGTGAGGTCAGCTCGACGTTCGCAATCCGGACCAGGTCCGCAAGACCCTCGGCAGAGAACTGCGAGAGGTCGTCGGGGATCGAGAAAGGCATGGCGAGACCATCCAAAGTCGTGTTTTTGCTGTTCAGGACTTCGGCAGGCTCATAGCTCATCACCTAAGTCGATAATGTAGCACATTGGCCGGAAAAAAATCTCGACCTCAAGGAGTTGCATCCTGAACCGGTCAGGTGCTACGGTTCCGGTCATCAGGGAACATCAAGTGGCTCTCAGGGAGATCACATGAAGGACATGATCCGGGTCGACGTCGAGGTCGACGAGGGACAGTACCGGGAGGCGACTGGGCTGGTGCGTTTCGACGCCGATCCCCAGGGCGACTTCTTCAACCTCATCGACTCGAAGATCGGCGCGCTGACCGATGAGATCAACGCGGCGGTGCTCGGCGTGCTTTCCCGGGCGAACCCGAAGATCGCATGGCGCGTGAGTGCGACCCCGTGGTCGACTCCGATGACCGAACGGGGCCGCTACGCGCGGGCGGCGAACGGCCAGACCCACCTGGGGAAGCAGAAGGGGTTCAAGGCCGCTTCCCCCCGACGCTAAGGGGTTGACGCCGAACCCGTCATCGGGTAAGGTATCGGACAGTCAGCCCCGGTCGGATGGGACCCCTGGGTCAGTGACCGGGGCTGACAACAGCGCGGAGTGGTGCAGCTCGGAAGCACGCTGGGCTCATAACCCAGAGGTCGCGGGTTCAAATCCCGTCTCCGCTACAACAATAGGATGGGAAGCTGACATGGCGGGCGAAAAGGGACGGACTCAGTGCGGGTGTTCCGGTGCCTGCTGCGGAGAGCAGACATACGGCCAGATGCGCCAGGCGTTCCTGGACAGGTATAACGGAGTCCAGGGATACACCGTGCGGGAGCTGGACGAGATCCACCGCCGGTGGCGCAAGATCGCTTCTCGGCTCTAGGGGGTGAAGCGGTATGAGTAAGTTCGTTTACGAGTGGCTGTAGGAATTGACCCGTCGACCGGCGGAAAGACTCTCCCCACGTAGCCCGGGGCGTGGGGGTGATCTACAAAAGCCCGGGCGCGACCGCCTCTAGCTCAATGGCAGAGCGCCGACCTGATAAGTCGGAGGTTCCTCGGTCAGTACGAGGGTGGCGGACGAGACAAGGTCATCTGTCACAGGAAACCTGGAAGCCCGGCGCCGACCCGGGGTCTCGAAGTCGGCAACGTGGATGTGGTGTTTAACGGCAACACTCCTGCCTTCCAAGCAGGCATTTCGGGTTCAAATCCCGACGTCCGCACAGATGGTTTCGATGAGCGGTGTTTCACCCCGCGCACCAGATCGGGATGCGAGCCCGGCCGGAACCGTTCAGGGAGGTTCCGTGTGCACGCGGGACGTGGGCAGCATTCCGGATGCGTGGTAGAGACGCCGGGTGCCCGTCGCAAAGCCCTCCCGGGCCTGGGTCGATAGCTCAACGGCAGAGCACCACCTTGTCAAGGTGGGAAGTGGGGGTTCAAATCCCCTTCGACTCGCTTACCGGAACGATCTTCGCCGGAAGCCATGACCGTTCGCGGCCGTGCCACCAAAGGAAGATCTTCCCAGGGGCCCGTTTGCACCACTTAACCGACTTTCACACGATACCTGGTCGTTTCGTTGGAGCGGTGGGAGGGTTTCACGATCCGGTAGCTCAGTGGCAGAGCGGCTGACTCTTAATCAGCGCGCCGAAGGTTCGATTCCTTCTCGGATTACTGCTCCACACCGGAGGAACTAAGCACACCCCCACCTTGGTTCGTAGCTCAGATGGCAGAGCAGGGGATTGTTAATCCTCGGGTCGCAGGTTCGAGTCCTGCCGGGCCAGCGTGAAACAGGGAAGCAACGATGCAGGAGAGGAGGAATGAGTGGACCGCTACTATCTGCATGCCGACTTGGGCGGCGAGCGCGTGGAACGCGAAGTGACCTTGCTGGAGTACTGCCGTGCCGAACGCGCCGCAGGCTTCCACCCCGGCACACGCCGCGAGGACGTCCCCGCCACGGCATCGTGGAGTTCTGGCCACATCGGTGGCCGCGTCGAGTACGACTTCGAGCGCAAGGAAAAGTAAGTGCATTACCTGGGGAAGCACCGTGCACCACAGCGGGTGCAGAGGATGTATACCGAACTTCCCGAATTGGTCTTCTACATCGGCGGCGGAGTGGCCGGGATGTTGGCGGCCCTGATTCCGTACGGCATCTGGATGTTCGGGTGAGGAAGAGTTGAAACGCAATCTGGGGATCTTGGTCGGCATCGCCGCGATCCTGCTCCTGGTGTCCGTCGTGTGCAGCTCTCGTAACACGGCGCAGTGCCAGGAGAAGTACGGACCCGAGGTCAGCTACGGCCTCAACCGGCGAGGCTTCGCCATGTGCGTGGACGTTGACGGGAACCCGGTCGGCACCCCCTAAACGACCTTGACGAAGCCCTCGACCTGGATCACCGGAACCTCCGGGTTATCCGTGATTCGCAGCCACATCTTGTACGAGCCCACGGCCAGGTCCAGCGCCGCGCCCAGGCCGGGGCCGACGAGACACAGGGCGAAGAACCGGTCGGGCATAGGAACAAACCACGAGGCTGTCTTCCAGTCACCGGGAGCAGGATTGACCCCGGGAAGCTTGAAGGCAGCCTCCACCACATCCCCGGTCGGGTCATACACGGCGCCGGTGTCAAAGATGTGCGCTTCGACCCGGGCCGGGATGAACACGGTACTCAGGACCGACTTGGTCACATCCATCAGAAACACTCCTCGACAAGCTCTGCGGTCCAGTTCGGAGCCAACCCGGCATCCCAGTTCTGACCCAGTCCAGCATCCCAGTTCGGGGCCAGGAAAGCGCACCATTGCACCTCGGGACCGCTGGCACTGGGTATCGCAGGCACCACCGGGTTGGCGCTGAAAGTGAACGATGCCGGGGTCACGGCTACCGTCACCGGGCCGGGAACCGCAGCGACGGGCACTGCGGTGAAGGTGAACGACGCGGGCGTCAGGTCCACATCGACGGGTGCGGCAGCCGACGGCTTGATCGCGATCGTGATCGCAGCCCACGGAATGCCACCCGGGCTGAAGGTGCGCACACCGGTCGGTCCGGCCGCGCCCAGGAACTCGGTAGCGCCGACACCGCCGAACGTGGCCGTATGCCACTCGTACTGTTCGGTCATTGATCCCGGTGTTGTGAACGCGGGCAGCGTCGCACCGGTACCGGAGTTGATGTGGCCGATCATCAGGCCGTTCGGGACCGTCGTGGTCACCGAAGGGATGTCGATGGTCGGCGCCGGGTCGCCGGTGGCGTTAGCGGCGTCGTCGACCGGGTTGCTGGTCGCCGTACCGCGCAGCACGTAGACGGTGATGCCCTTGTCTTCCCCGCCGGAGCCGGACTCGGTCGTGGAGACGGTTTGGGCTCCGGCGGTGTTGACGTAGGCGGTGTACGACTTGACGTGGGCGTTGTTGACACCCTTGTCGGCGGTGCCGTCGGTGATCGGATCGACGGTCGGGGCACCGGGTGCCACCGTCGGCAGCACCATGTTGGTGATGTCGAAGAAGTCGTTGCCGTGAATGACGACCAAAAGGTCGCCTACCTGGGGTGCGCCGCTGGTGGTGACCGCGATCGTCGGCGATGAACCGTTGTTGACGGCGAAAACTACCTCAACGATGCTGATCGCCACGGCAACTCCTACGTGCCGTAGATCAGGTTAGCGATGTTGATATTGAGGCCACCATCCAGCGGCTGCGGGAACCCGGTCGTGTAGACGGCGATGAGGTCGCGGCTCGCATCGGTGCCGCCTCCCTCGTCGTAGATGAAAACACCCTGGACCGTCGTCGCCGCAACAGGCGTGAATGAGGTATTCGCCGCGTCGTAGAACGCCCGGTTGTTGACGTCGTCTTCGCCCACATTCTCCCCGGCCAGCGTCAGCCGCTCGGCGAGGATAGACACGCCCACGACCGCGTCCAAGTCGGCGACAGTGTTCAGGTCCGGGTCGTTGACACCGACAGTAGTGCCGAGGATGGCACCCATCCGCACGTCGTTGGCGGCGAGGAACGCGGTGAAGAACCGGAACTTGCCCCGGTTGGTGACAGTCTCGGCCATGACCTACTTCTTCCGCATCGACCCGCCGGTGCGGGTGACTTCCATCCGAGCTTCGGGCTCGGAGTTGAACTCGGCGGTCGTCCCGTCGGCGCGGTAGACGACCCACTTGTTGTCCCCCGACGCCCGCAGCGACTGCGGTCCCGCCGGGGTCAGGCTCGCGCCTCCACAGCTACACATGCGTCACCCCTCGATCCGTGCCACGGCGTCGCGGAACCGGCGAGCCCGGTCCTGACCCAGCCGGGCCTCGATCCTGGACATTACCTCAGCGATCCGCGAGGCAACGCCGAAGTCTTCGTCCGGGTGCGGGGGCATCTCCACGCCGTCGGGAAGAACCAGGCCAGCAGCAACAAGAGCATTCGGCTCTCCAGACGCGGTGCGGGAGATGATCGGGTAGCCGGGCGTGTTGACCGCCAGCGCCGCGACCAGTTCCAGGCCGCCTTCACGGGTCCGGCGCCAGTCACCGGAGATCGGCGAGCGGCGCAGCGCCGCGACCTGTTCCGGGGTGGCGTCGGCGACAACCGAACCGTTGACCCAGATGCCCCACTTGTCCTCCGACGCGGCAACGATCGCGGCGGCGGTACCCGTGTTGTCGTAGTGGTCGGCGGCGGGAATGTAGCCGAGCCGGGCATCCGCGTGACCGGTCCCGACCGTCAGCCGCCCGACCTTGACCATCGACCCGTCAGACGTCAGCACGTCGCCGTTACGGAAGTACTTGTAGCCGGTCTTCGAGCGGGGCGCCAGAACACAGCGGTCAGCGATGCCCATGTGGCAGACGCCCCACGCCGCGATGTGGCCGTACACATGCCCGTCGGCGGTGACAGTGAGGGGAGTAGGTCCCGGAAGCTGGGGATCGGCGAACCACTCGGTAGGCGGTGCCACCGGCGCGACCGTTGCACTGGCCGTGTTCGAGTCACCCTCGATACGCTTCTGGACCCGCTCCAGCACACCCCGAGCCGCCGACATGTCATCGTCAGGGATCGCGACCCCGCCCCGGGCGCCGTTGATCGCGCCGAGCGCCGACGCAACAGCCTTCGGGATGATCGTCAGAGTTCCGTCGATGACGTCCGCGATCGGAAGCTTGTACGAACCGAAGTTCTCCGGGTTGCCCGAATCCCACCACACGAACGCGCGACGGTACTTACGCATGTCCCCGTCAGCCCAGGCGCGTACCCGGCCACGGGCCGCTCCGCCATCCCAGCCGTGCCCCGGGTCGGCGATCGGCATGGAAGAGAAGCCGGAGCTGTTCACTGCAGCGACGATGCTCGAAGTCATGTTGGCGGTCTCCTCGTCCCTCTCGTCGGGGGTACGGCCACGCAGCCACGGTGCGACCACGCGCGGATCCTGGTACTGCTCCTGAAGCATGGCGTAGATTTCGGTGACGGTAGCCTTGAGCGCATCCCGCTCAGGGTCGGTAACTACATCAGCCAAGTATCCGTGGCCGCCGGACAGGATCGTCCCGGCCGAGAACACGGCCCGAGGGATCAGGACCAGGCGACCGTTGACGACGTCAGCGACCGGCAGCCGGTACGAGTCCGGGTTCAGCGGCTGACCGTCCTTGGACTTCCACAGGAACGCGCGACCGAACTTGTTGCCGTCGCTTCCGGCCCACGACGAGATCCGGGCAATCGCCTCGTCGGCGTTCCACGGCGTCTCGCGGTCGGCGACAGGGAACGACGACCAGCTCTTGGTGTTGACGGAGGCGTACAGATAGTCCTCGTCGTCGTCACTGATCGCGGCTTCGGTCGGTGCCGCGCTCTCGTCCGATACGTTTTGATCCGTCCGCTCGGGGGCGAAAACTTCATCAGGTTCGCCAGACAGCGGGTAGTCGACGATCGAGCCCATGCCCGCGACCCGGATGTGAGTGAACACCAGTGTGCCGAGCTTGTCCGCGACCGTGGGGTTGCCGACCGGCCCGTACTTAAGAGTCAGGTGAGCGTTCCACGGTGCGGGGGCGTCACCGTCGCCGACCATTTCGACGAGGCCGTCACGTACAACCGACAGCGCTTCCCCGTTGATCTCCAGGACGGTGCACATCTCCTCGCCGGGGTTAAACACGGCGAATCCGAACGCCTCGGCAGCCATCGGCGGGAAGTTCGCGGCGATGCTGATCGCGGCCCGGTGCAGCTCCAGGAACCCGGCCGGACCCAGGGCCTGGGCATCGGCCCAGTAGCACAAGGTCACGTGCAGGTCTTCAGGCTTCTCCCCGCCAGGTACGACGAGGCGGGCCGCGTCTTCTTCGCTGGGGACGAGGGCGATCATCGCACCCGGGTTCGGCTCATCGGCCACGGATCTCATCCCCGTCCAAGATGTCAAGCGTGCAGCGACAATTGATAACGTTGTGCGGTAGTCCGTCTGGGTCGCCCGGGAACTGCAATGTTTCGGGACCGACCCGGAAGCCGGTCGAGAGCGGTTGGGTCTGCCCGTCGGCGGCACGGTGCCATTCTCGCACCCGTGGATCACGAGAGGAATCCCAACGCTTGAACATGGGGCGACCTTCGTCGATCTGGGACTGGTAGGCACCGGCGAGGATCGAGGCGGCGTACGCGCGGTTGACTTCGGTGACGGCGATGACCTTGGAGCGACCGGGCCAGTTCTGCGACCCGGTGACGTCGAGGACCCGATCGACTCGGCGAGCCTGGTGGTACACATCCTCGCCGAGTGCCGCTGATTGGATCAGTTCGGCGTTGACCCGGTCGTAGATCTCGTTGGGGATACGTACCAGCAGGTTGCGGGCCTGCTGCAACTCCTGCTGCATGATCGCGTTGGCGTCTGGGAATGCGCGCCGAGCCGGAGCGATCTTGCCCCAGCCACGATGTTGAACCTTCACCAATTCGGGCATGATGTCGTTGTCGACTCGGGTCGTCCAGTCCTGGGCGAGGAACATGATCTCGTCCGAGTCGGGCACAGAACCATACTTCTGTGTGTCGCCGTTGACGGCGGTACGCACCTTCGATAGCCACGACCGCAGCGCCGCCAGCACGATCGCCGCCATTGCCACCTCGAACGCCGACAGATCGTCGCCGCCTTCGGGCGCGGGCTCCGCCGCCGGGACCGGCTCGTCGACCGGCGGCTGTTCCGGCGTCGTCATCGCATCAAGCCGACTTCGCGCAGCACGGCAGCCAGCATCGTCCGCTCGTGGGCGATGGACCGGGTCAACAGGGTTCGGGTGTAGTTCTCGACCGCCGACGCGTAGACCTGCGGGTCGACCCGCAGGTCCCGGGCGTCGATGTCGAGGGTGTCCCACGCCGAGGCGAGGATCTGGTCAGCGTGATCCACGTCGCGGACCTTGACCTTGGTGTGAAGCTCGAACTTCGGAACGCCGGACCATACCGTCTTGCGCGTCTGGGCGGTCAGCAATCGATTTCCGGCCAGCTCCAGGGCACGGCGGACCGTGTGGTGGGCAGCTTCAAGGATCGGACCGCCGGACGCCACCAGGGCCGCCGTCGTGGTGTCGGGTGCGCTACGGGCGTTGTCGGGAAGGTCGGTGAACGGCGCCGGACCTTCGGCCATGTTGGTGATCTCGGGCGTCGGAGGCGGCGGCGGGGGCGTGGAAGACGTTCCGAGGGCCTCCGTCTCGACGTCGATCCCGGCCTCTTCGCGCACGTTGGCGTCAGCGAACAGGGTCGGGTCGCGCAGGATGACCTCCATGGTGCGACGCTGGGACAGCTCGGCGGCGCTGGGCGCGTCAGCTTCCTTGAAGTCGCCGTACCGGCGCAGGGCCTCAGCGGACAGGGCTTCCTTGTCGTACAGGCTGACCGCGTCGGCGAGACGGTTCGGGCGCACGGTCAGAGTCGAGGTGTCGAACCAGTAGACGTACTTGCCGATTTCGCTCTTGCGGCCGAGAGTGATCATGGCGGCGTACAGCCACGATGACAGCGCGTCGCAGATCCGGACCATGATCGGCTCTACGTGGATCTTGACGGCGGACTCTTCGACATGCCAGATGTTGAAGTGGTTCGCCGACTGGCCCATACCCAGCAAAACTTCCGGCGGGATGTTCATTGAGATCGACAAACGCCGGATCGCCTCGTCCCGCAGAGGGGCCGCGACCTCGCTCAGCAGTGACTCGAACCTGATCGGGTTGCGCAGTAGTTCCGCGATGGGGGCCGGGAGGTCGGCCGGGATCTCGATGATGATCGGGGCGATCCCAGCGGCCTGTCCGAGGCCGGTCAGTGACGCCTCCATCGCCTCAAGGATCAGCTCCAGGAGAGCTTCAGCGACAGACTGGTCATCGGCCCGGGGGAAGTCCATCCCGGCCGGGATGCACCACACCATGCCGTTGGCGATCCGCGAATCCAACTGCGAGTCGGTGTAGCGGGTCAGTTTCTCCAGTTGGGACAGGACGTGCAGCGCGGAACGGGCGGGGGCGTCCGCGAACCACATGTTGGCCGGGTGCGGGGTCCACACCCGCATCAGGAAGTCCTTCTTCTGGGCCAGGGTGGTGGATACTTCGCCCTGGTTGAGGAACAGGCGCGGGCCTTCGGAGTTCAGTTCGGTCGGGGCGGCTACTGTCCACCGGTCGGTGCCGTTGACGGTCCGGCCGATAAGGTAAGCCTCACCTGCGACGGTGAGGCTGATTCCGAGCGCCCGCTGGATTTCAGCTCGACCGCCGGGTCCGCCGAACAACGACGTTCCCAGGGCGCGGATCTCCGGGTCGGATGCTTCGCCCTGGATGTTGCCGTAGTCGTCGACCTCGTACACGCCGATCTTGACCCGGGAGCAGGCTGATCCGATGTAGTCGGCGGCGTCGTGCAGCTCACCGATACAGTTGTATAGCCGCCACGTCTCGGCCTGCCACGCCTTGTCGGCACTGTAGGGCGCGGTGGGCCAGGTGAAACCCTCGACCGGGATGCGAGCCGCCGAGGCGACCATCGTCCGCACGGTCGGCGGTGCCGTGACCTTGTTCTTGGTGCGGGTCAGCGCCACGGCTCACCTTCCCGGCTATTCACCGTCACCTGGGGCTTGAGTTCGTCGATGGAGAGTACGGCCGGGGCCACGAGTGCGACGGCCAGTGCCGTGATCGGGAGCTGTGCCCACAGGTGCCCGGTTCCGAACCACGCGAACGGCGTCATCAAAGCAGAGACCCAGATCGCTACACACCACTGGCAATGTACCAGATAGGCGATCTTGGACTGTTCACCGAACTTGTCCAGGACCCACAGCCGCAAATCCTTCGACAAGTAGTCGAAGCAGACGAATCGGACCACCCGGGCCGTGGCCAGGATGACGAGCACGAGCCAAACCGGGTGATCGATCACGCAAACATGGTATAACGCGTCAACCTAGTTCACTAAGAACGAAGGCCATAGCTGTAGCCGTTCATCGGCATACGCATCGGCGACGCCACCGAAACCCGGCGACTGCTCGGGGTAGCGACCCGAATCCGCTTCTTCTCCCCCTCCATGAGCCAGTTGGCCCCGTGGACAGCCGCGTCCATCCGGTCCGGCGACTCGCGCGACGACTCCGGGTCGAAAGTCACCTGCTGCTTCTCCAGCACCGGGAACTCACCGACATGATGTACCCGGCTCTGCTGGTAGCGCAGCGCGAACCGCTCGGCACGGGTCTTCTTCCCCTGATTGGAGTGGACCGACTTCAGCGGCGGGGTCGAGTCGGCGGGGAATACACCAGCGTCGCGCAGCTCGTTGTAGGCGTCGACAAGCACTTTCTTCATCCACGCCTTGCCGAGGTTGTCCTCATACACCACGAGATCCGCTTCCCAGGTGGCGAACACGCGCCAGATGTGAATCGCCGCCTCGCGACCCGACAGGTACTCCGACTCGTCGGCGAGCACATATATATGGTCGCGGTTGTCGGCAGACAGGACGACGACACCCATCTCATCCTGATGATCCGCGCCGTCCCCGGTCAGGCTCGGGTCCACACCGACCACCCGTGCCCGGACCTCCACCGGCTCGTCGTCGACCCGGTTGCGGTTGATGTCGGACAGGTGGAACAGCTTCCCGGCGTCGTGGAGCATCAGGCGCCCGTGAAGTTCCTGCTCCCCCAGGTCGGTCCCCTCGTAGGTGTCGATGAAACCCTGCAACGCCTGCTCGGACAGGTTCTCGGCATTGTCGTATGTCGAGCCGGTCGACATCGAGATGGTCGTCTTCGTTTCCTGGCCGGAGCGGATCTGCTCCTGTTCGGTGTCGAACTTCTCCACCCAGTCGATTAGCAGCCGGATCGCCTTCGGAGTCGTCGTCACGAACGCCCGGGGGTAGTCGCCGGGGATCTTCATCCGCAGCGCGGGGAGGATGCCTTCCAGCCACGCCTTACGGGCGTCCTGCCACTTGATGATCTCGTCCATCCACACGTCGGCGAGGTTGAAGCCTCGGGCCTTGTCGGGGTCTGAACCGATGAAGTGGATGCGTGACTCGGTCTCGGTGAGGATGATCTGTGGCTTTGGGGACTTTGTGTAGTGGTAGGGAATCTGTCGGCGTTCCAGGGCACGGATGACTCCCGATGGCCCTTCGATGCACTGGTCGCGGGCGTCGGACAGGGTCGGGGCGATGACCAGGCGCTCGGTGGGGATGCCGAACACGTCCACGGGGTATTTCTGCGACCGGTCGATCAGCCATTCCCCGCCAGAGCGGGTTTTGCCGGTGCCGCGTCCGCCGAGGTACAGGTGTACCAGCCAATCGGTCAGCGGCGGTACTTGCTCGGGCCGGGACTCCCACCACCAGTCGCCTCGGGCGATTTCGGTCAGAGCTTCCAGGGGCAGGCCCGCGAGGAAGTTCTCCTGGGCGCACGGGTCCCAGGTGCCGAAGGTGTGCTTGAGACTGTGGCCCACGGGAAAACTATATCAACCATGACCGTTTTCACACCCGCTGAAAGAGGGTTGCGGGATTGTCGGGTTCAGCGTTACGGTGGGAACCGCACTTCCGGTGTGAGGGAAACGGGCTACTTCATCGAATTGATCGATCCCAAATAACCCGTTCCATCTGGTTCTCGGAGGGGCACAGCTGCGTCACGGTGTGTAGTCGACGGGTTACTTCCACTTCACATGGGATCCAAAACCCCGACGACGTCCGGTTCTCGTGATCGCATGCTCTGCTCCCTCCCCCGTCGAAGGGAGGTTGAGGTATGGGGCCGATCTGGCTTCTGGACGTCGATGGCGTGCTCAACGCACATCCGACCCGTCCACAGCTGCACGTGTGGTCTGAGGACGAATGGGTCCAGCTTCCCGTCTACGACAGCCGGGGCCAGCGGTGGACGATCACCGCCGGTGTGCCAGTGACCAGGTTCCTGCACAAGGTCCACACCCACAAGTTCGCCGAGATCGTGTGGCTGACCACGTGGCAGGCCGACGCCAACCGCGTGTCGGACGCGCTGGGTCTTCCGCACTTTCGGGTGATCGAGAATCCGATCCACAAGAACACCCGGTACGCCGGGAAGGACTGGTGGAAGCTGTCCGAGGCGTTCAAGGTCATCTCCAGTGGGCGACCGGTGATCTGGACCGACGACGACATCGGGGAAGAGATCCGCGACCTGGTCCACAGTTATCAGGTCACGAGCAACACAACCCGGTTCCTCGACATCCAGGTCGACGTACCCGGACCGACCCTGTTGATCTCTCCGAACGGTAACGAGGGGCTTGGCCCCTGGCACTTGAAGAGGATCTCCGAGTTCCTCCAGATCAACTCCGAAAGGGAGGTGTGATGAGCAAGTTCAATGTGGCCAACCGGAACCGTACTCAGGTTTCGGGGCCGACGTCGCCGATTCAGACTTCGGCCCGTTCGACTGAGCGGACCGGTCAGGGCGCACCGGGTTACACCCGTGACGCGAAGTCGGAGCTGTTTCTCCTGGCCGTGACGAACATGGTCAGCGAGAACACGTTCTACGAGCCGGGCAAGAGCCGTGACGAGCGGTTCGTGGACCTGGTCCGGCATGTTGCCGTGACCGAGTATGCGTGGTTCCTCGGTTTCGTGCGCTGGCTGCGCGACGAGGCGAACATGCGTTCGGCTACCGTCGTCGCTGTTGTCGAGGGCGCGAAGGCACTCCTGGACGCGAAGATCGGTGGCGGGCGTCTGCTGTTCGAGGCGCTGTCGCGGGCCGACGAGCCCGGCGAGGCGTTCTCGTACTGGCTGGCGTTCTACGGCCGTCCGATCCCGAAGCCGATCAAGCGGGGCATCGCCGATGCTGCCACGCGGCTCTACACCGAGTTCAACTACCTCAAGTGGGACTCGGAGCGTAACGCCGTACGGTTCGCCGACGTGATCGACATGCTGCGGCCCGACCCTCGGGATGTGCGCCAGAACCAGCTTTTCCGGTACATTCTCGACGCGCGGCACGGTCACAACGCCATCGCCGACGAGAAGGTCCACGCCTCCTACCTGCCGATGATTGATTTCCAGGCCAATGTTCGGCACGGATGGGCGACCCAGGACGCCGCCTGGATTATGAGTTCCCTGAACCCGGAGCTTCTGCGCCGAGCCGGTCTCACGTGGGAGGACGTCATGTCCGCCCTCGGGTCGAAGGTTGACAAGGCGACGCTGTGGAACGCCCTGATCCCGAACATGGGATACATGGCCCTGCTGCGTAACCTGCGCAACTTCGACCAGGCCGGGATCAGCCCGCTGTCGATCCGCAAGGTTCAGCAGAAGCTGATGGACCCCGACGAGGTCCGCCGGTCGCGTCAGTTCCCGTTCCGGTTCCTGTCGGCGTACCGCGAGGTGCCGTCGCTGAACTGGGGACAGGCGCTGGAGACGGCCCTGGACCTGTCGATGGTCAACGTGGCGATGCTGCCGGGACGGACTCTCGTCCTGGTCGACATGTCGGGTTCGATGACGGGACGTCTGTCGGCACGTTCGACGGTGAGCCGCGCGGACGCGGCGGCGGTGTTCGGTACGGTCCTGGCCCGGCGCAACCCCGGTGGTACCGACCTGGTTCAGTTCGGTACCACGGCGCAGAAGATCACCATGACCTATGGTGATTCGATCCTGCGGACGGTTACGACCAAGTTCCGCAACATGGGTGGAACTCACACCCAGGCTGCGGCGCGGCAGTTCTACGCCGGACACGACCGGGTCGTCATCATCACCGACGAGCAGACCCAGGACGGGGACCCGGGCCGGGCGATTCCGGCGAGCGTCCCGATGTATACGTGGAACGTGGCCGGATATTCGGTCGGTTCCACGCCGTCGGGTTCGGGTAACCGGCACACGTTCGGCGGCCTCAACGACGCGGCCTTCCGTCTGATCCCGCTGCTGGAGTCCAGCACGTGGCCGTGGGAGAACGATGGCCCGGCTGCGTAGGCAGGAGCCCGAGGACCGGATCTTGCGCTGTAACGGGCGCAGGGGCCGGTCCTCGGTCATCTTCTGCGAACAGGAGGCGTTGCACTACTTGGCAGACCATCCCATGGCGAGTGTGCACGTCGGCAGGGATCAGAGGGGCCGGTGGCATTGCTGGCCCGTGGTTGCGGAGTTCCCGTTCTTTTGTCAGGTCGTCGGGGTCAACATTCGGTGGCTGGAGTGTCCGGTCCGCGAAGGCGGCGGGTTCCAGTGCGAGGCTCAAGGGCCGCACGAATGGCACGTGTGGGGTGATCACACGGTTCTTCACGAGCGGTGGGGGAACGGCAACTCGTGCCTGGCTGTCGAGGAGAGGCTGAGGTGGGAACGTGAGCGATCTGTCGAAGCTGTCGGATGAAGAACTGATCGATGAGTTGGCACGGCGTGGTGCCGGGCCTCGGTGCCGGTGCCAGCGGTGGCGGACCTACTATGGGATCTACGACCACCGGGGGTTGACGTGGCGTTGCCACGGGTGCCTGCGTGCGATCGACGAGTGCCGGTGCAGATGATTTGACAGCGCCGCGTTTCGACGCTAGAGTCTCCTACGTACTCAGGTGTGACGGTTGCCGGTTACTTCGAGGTTCAAGTCCTTGCGGAGGAGGTCAAACTCCCCTGTCGCCCAATTGGTAGGGCTTCCGGTACCATCTGGTTCTCTGAGTACGCGGACCTTGTAGCTCAAACAGGCAGAGCACTCGACGGAGAAGATGAGGGTTCGAGTCCCTCGGGGTCCACGACCAAACGGCCAAAACTACACAAAACTGACTCGTTTCGTCCCCGGGCTTGCGGTAACCACTCCGAAAAGGGACATCAGAGGTGGCGGCAACCCGGGATGCGCGGTCACCACAAACAGCACAACTACATACCGGTGGGGGATCTGTCGGCCTCCAGACCCAGGATCGTATGCCTGGTGACGGATCAGACGGTTTTCCTGGAGACTGCCCAACGGCCTCTCGGTACGGCGGGTACCAGGTGCGAGACCTGGCGCCGGTTCGACAACTTAATAGCAGGTGTGCAGAGTTCGGATACTTCGGGAGTCGGAAGCGCGGGTTCAAATCCCGCAGAGCCCGTCAAAGGTGATCGTTTAGTGGCCCAGGACGCCGACATTGTGCCGATCTCTTCAAGGTTCTCTGCTATTACATAACTTCATCGCAGGTGTGTAGGAACGGGATACTTCCAGACTGGGTTGCCCAGATCCCCGTGCAACCGGACTTGACATCCGGTACGCAGGGTCTCCCGACCGGACTGGTTCTCTGCGATACAACTTCACAGCAGGTGTGCAGGTTCGGGATACTTCCTCACTACGCATGAGAAGATCCAGGTTCGAGTCCTGGCGGCGGCGCTCATGCCGCTGTAGCTCAATGGATAGAGCTTCCGGTTTCCCCGCGCCGACTCGGTTCTCTGCTGTGACAACTTAACAAGGGTATCGGTGTGTAGGAGCGGGATACTTCTCCTTTCAAGAGAGTGGTCGCGGGTTCGAGGCCCGCTGGCGGGGGTCACACTCCGCTGTAGCTCAGTTGGCAGAGCGCTATCGTTTCCCGATCCGTCTGGTTCTCGGTACCCCACAAGCTTTCGGTCCCCCCGGGAGAAACAAAACCCCGTATCGGCTAGTCACCGGTGCGGGGTTTTGTCGTACCCCGGCGCTAGACTGTCAACCTAAGCGACGAAGGGGTGGCGATGGCTGTTTGTGGGAAGTGTGGGGGTGTCATCCCCTATGACCTGGTTCAAGCAGGACATACGCGGCACGTGAACTGTGCCACCAGCGACGACCAGATCCCGACCTTCGCCCGCGCCGTGGACCCGTCCGGTATGTCACCGCTAGAAGTCGACATCCGAACTGAGTTGACGGAGATTATCAACTGGTGGTCACGCAATATTCCGCGTAACGCCCAAATCCGGGTCGGACCGTCCGACATCGGAACCCCCTGCGATCGGGAACTCGCCTACCGGCTCACCGGTATGCCGCCCGTGCAGTACTCCGATCCGCTTCCCTCGATCGTCGGAACGGCAACCCACTCCTGGATGGCTGACGCTGTCCAAAAGTTCGAGGCCGCTCACGGGTTCCAGCGCTACGGCGTGGAAATGAAGGTCGCCCCCGACGTCGTCCTCAGCGGCTCAACGGACCTGTACCACTACGACCGCCAGTTGGTGCTCGACTGGAAGTTCCCTGGTCCGGACGCGTTCCGGGACATGAAGAAGCAGGGGTTCAGCCAGCGGTACCGGGTCCAGTTGAACCTGTACGGGCTGGGCCACATCCGCGCCGGACGCCCGGTCACCCATGTTGGGATCGTGGGTATGTCCCGGTCCGGCGCGCTTCGGGATATGTGGGTGAAGATTGAGCCTTATGACGAACAAGTGGCTCTCGACGCTCTTGCCCGGATGTACCGCATTGGTAACTTAATCGACAAAGAGGGAATCCTTGACGATCCCTCGCGTTGGAGTATGATCGACTCAACCCCGTCCCGGCTCTGTGGATACTGCCGGATGTACCGCTCAGGGGGTCCGGCTGACGGGACCGGCTGCCCCGGAAAGTAGGAGCAATGAAGGATACGGTTGCCTATTCGGGCATCTGTGACCTGGCTCGCGCCATGGTCCTCGACAAGATCAAGGACGTGGCATCTGACCGCATGATCCAGGGGGAAGCCCTCAACGACGAAGGGTACCTGTCCTGGGGCAACGTGCGGGATCAGGAACACGACAACGAAGCCTTCGGGGCACTGGAGTCGTACCTGAACTATCTCCACTACGTCGTTGAGAACACGCCCATCCCGTTGCACATTTAGTACAAGGAGTACGAACCGTGGGAAACTTCAACAAGGCGAACGACGCCGCGCCGTCGGGTGACGGCCGCCCCAAGCCCGAAGACCTCGTCAACCACCTGCTCATCGTCCGCGTCATCGCCCACAAGGACGACAACCCGATCGGCATCAAGCGCGAACGCGAAGAGAACGGCGTCAAGGTCGAATACCCGGCCGACTGTGTCATCGCCGACGTGGTCGACCTCGACGCCGAGGGTCAGCCCGCGTACTACGACTACATCTTCTTGCAGGCGAAGCTGATCGCCCACTTCAAGACCAACGTCGGCAACACCCTCATCGGCACCCTGGGCAAGTACCCCGACATGGGCCAGCGCAAGGGCGCCTACTACTTCACCGACCAGGCCGGAATCCCGCGCATCGTCGCCGTCGGGGATGCGTGGGCGAACAACAACCCCGAGTTCTTCACCGCTCAGGCGCCCGGCTCGCCGCAGCGTCAGACCCGTCAGTCCAACGGTGGCCCGGCGCAGGACCACGGTCAGCACTCGAACTCGCCCGGTGGCGAGGAAGCGTGGGCGAAGGTCCACGGCGCGCGGTCGACGCTGGAGCAGATGCGCAACTCCGGCAACGGCGGCGGATTCGATGACGAGAAGGTACCGTTCTGATGGCTCAGACGCCGATGATCCTGCCCGGAGACAAGGTCTTCCTGGCCATGCCCGCTGACGTGAACCGGGTTCCGGAGGAAGATGCGGAGGAGTTCGACGCGACGTATCCGGGTGCGGACTTCGAGGTCATCCACGCGAAGGTTCCGCTGCCGGTGGTGGTGTTCGTGTACCGCGACCCGGACGCGTACCACGAGTGGCGTGCGGCCCGACAGGTCGACACGGCGGACGATGGCGTCGGCTTGACTCTGCGGCTGCCGTAGGGCCGACGCGGCAGACCCCCCGTAGGGCTTCAGGGCGACGGTTGATGTCCGAAAAGGGGGGGTCTGCCGTCCACACTGTACTGGTCAGGGCGGGTGTACGCTGACTGCTACGTCTCTGCCCGTCGGCCAAATTTGAGGCAAAAAATGTTCGACCCCCGGTTAGCTGGCTAGGCACAGGGGGTCGAACGGGACAAACAGAGAGATGGGGATATCATACATGGCTACCCCGAGGGGCGACAACATGGTCTTTGACCGGGAAATGGCGCAGGAGTGGCTGGAGATCGTTTACGGTCGTTGTCGCGACAAGATCCACATCTGTTCGACGGCCAACTGGCGTGGCGACGCCTTCGGACCTGACGACATCGAAGCTGCCCTGGACTACATCCGCGATCTTGACAGGAATGGTGCGGAGGGCATCTACGCCCGCGTGACCACCCTCGCCGAGATGCCGCCGGAGAAGTCCCGAGGCGCCGAGTCGGACAGCCAGGAACTGATCGGCCTCTGGGCCGACATCGACATCGCTGGTCCCGGACACAAGACCGCCAAGATCCTCCCCGCCAACTCCGCTGACGCGTACCAGATCGTTACCGAATCCGGCCTGCCCGAGCCAACCGTCTGGATTCACTCCGGCGGTGGCCTGTACCCGTGGTGGCTCCTGGCCAATCCGGTGCACATCGACGGCGAATCCGGTCTCGACCAGGCCAAGATCCTGGTCACTGGATGGCAGAAGATCCTGGCCCACAGCGCCAACAAGATCGGCTTCCACTACGGAACCGAAGTCGGCGACTTGGCCCGCGTTCTGCGGATCCCCGGTACCGTGAACCGCAAGGCTGGCCTGGAGCGGCAGTGCCAGATCCTCGAATGGGGTGCCCGGTCGTATGACCTCGACGAGCTGGAGACGGCCCTGACCGAGGGCCTGGCCCAGATCCCCACACCTGAGCCGCAGACGCGGGACTTGCAGGCATCCCAGCCGATCACCTACGACTCGGCCAACCGGCCCGTCGCGTACGCCAACGGCGGCACCGACGTGCGGCCCGGCGACGACTTCAACGTCCGCGCCGACTGGATGTCGATCATGGTTCCGCACGGCTGGGACTACGTCTACAGTCGCGGCGGCACCCAGTACCTCCGGCGTCCCGGCAAGAGTGACGGCATCTCGGCGACGATCGGCCACAGCACCGACGGCATGGAACGGCTGTACGTCTTTACCTCATCGACTGAGTTTGAGCCGAATACGCCTTATACGAAGTTCGCAGCCTACACCCTGTTGGAGCACCGTGGAGACTATGCAGCCGCCGGACGAGCCCTTCGGGCGCAGGGGTTCGGCTCGGCTGCTTCCCCTTTCACCGCCGCTACCCCTCCTGCGACCCGTGCCGGGCTCAACCAGGCCGGTGCCGAGCTGGTTTCGGCCCTGGAATCACAGGAAGTGGACGGAACGCCCGCGTCGGTAACGGTACTGGCGTCGCCCAAGGACCCGACCGCCGTGATGGACACCCTAGGTCGTCGACTCGACAGCACCGATCAGGTTCCCCACCTTCGATACTGGCGGGAAACCTGGTACCGGTGGAACGGGATGAACTGGGGAGAGTCGTCGGCGTCGTCGGTACGCAACTGGCTGTACGAGCAGACCAGGACCGCTGTCTGCTTCAACGCCAAGGGTGAGCCGATGCCGTGGGCACCCGACCGGGCGAAGGTATCGAACCTGCTCGACGCGATGGCGATGCTCACCGTCTACCGACCCGACGACGAGGAGCCGTGCCGCGTCATCGCCTGTCGCAACGGCGTATTGGATCTTGCCACACGCAGTCTGGAGAACCACCACCCCCGGACCTTCAACCTGTACTCGCTGCCTTTCGATTACGACCCTGCAGCCGAAAGCCCTACATGGCAGAACTTCCTCGATGAAGTTTTGCCTGGCGACGAGCAGGGGCAGCAGTTCCTCCAGGAATGGTTCGGGTATGTGATCTCCGGCCGCACCGACCTCCAGAAGATCGCGTCCCTGGTCGGGCCGAAGCGCTCCGGCAAGGGCACCATCGCGCGGGTCCTGATCAAGCTGCTGGGCCAGGAAGTGACTGCGTCGCCGACCCTGGGGCAACTGTCGTCGAACTTCGGCGAGGAAGATTTGCTGGGCCGGTCGCTGGCGATCATGTCCGATGTGCGCTGGGACGAACCTCGTGTCTCGGCCGCCGTGGCGGCTCTGCTGGCAATCGTCGGGGAAGACTCGCGGACCGTCGCGCGCAAGAACCGGACCTCGTGGAATGGTCGGCTGGACACCCGGTTCATGGTGATGTCCAACGACAGTCCCAAGTTCGCCGACGCCTCTGGTGCTCTCGCCGGTCGCATGATCCACCTGCGGTTCCACACCTCGTTCTACGGTCGGGAAGACACCACCCTGTCGGACAAGCTGTTCAAGGAACTGCCCGGCATCCTCAACTGGGCGCTGGAGGGGCTCGACCGTCTCAACGAGCGCGGCCGGTTCGTCGCCCCGGAGTCGGGCCTGAGCGTGGATGAGGAGGTTCGGGAAACCTCGAACCCGGTCTACGTGTTCAGCCAGGACTACGTCGAAGTGACCGGAGTCGAAACCGACGAGGTGGACCTGAGCACCCTGTACGACCACTACAAGAAGGTGTGCGCGGAGGAGGGGCGTCACGAACCGGCGCTGAACACCTTCGCCCGGATGCTGTCGTCGGCTCTCGCGGACCGGCAGATCAAGACTGTGCGTAAGCGGGTCGAGGGCGGTGCCAAGCGTCGGTTCGTGATCGGCGTGAAGCTTCAGGACTGGGTACCGTCGGCTCCGCATTGGCTCATTGGGCGAGGAGCCCCGCAGCCTTTCTACGGCTCAGGCGACGAGAGCACGGGTTAGAGCAGGTAGGGATGACGGGGATTCGCCCCGACCGCATCGGAAGCGGATTGTCACAGGTGAGACAGTTCGGGATCTGACCGGCCGGGGTGAACACCTGTCCGCCGTAGATCAGCGACGGCTGACTAACCTGTCGTCCGAGTTTGCGGCATCGTTCCTGGAGCGGGCAGGCGGCGCAGATCTGTACCGCCTGGGTACACGACTGGCACTGCCAGTACGGCGAGTGTTCATGCAGGTCGGTGTCCCACCACGAGGGGTCGGCTTCGGCGTTGGCACACGCCGGTAGGGCTTCGGTCTTCGGCAGCATGGTAATGGTCATGTGATTCCTGTCTGTGGTGTGCGCGAGGGCGGCGGACCTTGAAGATCCACCGCCCAGTGTGACTCGTATGTCGCGTTATTGTCTAGTGGTCCAGAACTCCGACGGCTAGCAGCGTCAAAGCCACGAACAGCAGGATCGTGATAGCGGCCAGCCACGCCCGCGCCATCACGGCGTCGCGTCGTTCACGGCCACGAACCGAGCCGCTCCCAGCAAGGCCACCGCCGCGTCAGGGCTGATGCCGTATCCATGGGTCAGCGACCGGTACAGCTCGGCGTACACCTGCTTCGCGGTACCCATCCGCCACGGCGTGGTGAACCCGGCGCTAACCTCGTCCCAGCCTTCCTGCCAGGACAACGACGGCGGCTCTGCGGTCAGCGCCTCAAACTGATCCCGGGTCACTTCTCGATCTCCCTTCGTTCCAGCGTGAACGGACTGCCGTGCCCCGCGTTCGGTCCCCACCGGCGTGCCCGGCCAGACACCATGATGTTGGTCGGGACCAGTAGGTTATCCGCCCAGTTGGGGTGCTGGGCTCGGTAGGCGAGGCTCGGCAGGCCGACGCCACCTTGCTCGATCCGAATAGTCACCTGACCGTCGGCGGCGTTGACCTGCCACGTGTCGGTGGTGCCATCGTCCAGAAGAACGGCGACACCCACCCAGACCGGTCTACCGGGCACCGTCGCCCCCGTTGAGCAGTTCCTGGATCTTGTCGAACGTCTCGCGGTCGACCTTCCACGCCACTACGGAAGTGTGCTTACCGGCCTCCGACATAAGTTCGTCAAGGTCGACATCGTCAGGAACAAGGAGAACGACCGGGCCAACGGCATCATCCGACACTGTTGAAAGCCTCCTCCACCTCGCCCATGAATTCGGTGACGGTGTTCTGGAAGTCGATCGTCGTAGCGCCGATGATCTTCCCGTCCTTCATGTAGTAGTCCAAGGTGCCCAGCCGGTGCATCGTGTCGCCGGTGAACAACTTGCCCCAGATCTCGACCTGGATCGTGAACGGTCGGTCGGTCTCGACGCCTTCGTTCACGGTCTCGACTGCCTCGCTCACATGATCACCAGCTCGGTCAGGTTCGGCCACGACACGTCGGCCTTCAAATCCTTGTGATCCCCGCTGTGGCCCTCCGGCAGGGAACAGATCAAAGTCTCAATCCGCTCCACTTCGCCAGAGTCGTTGACCGTCTCCAGGGTTACATCGTTACCGCAAACGCCGTCGGCGCCCCAACCTGCCATCGTGCTCATCTCCATTCGTATTCGGTGTCTTCATCCCGATGTGTCACCGTGTGTCCGAGCGGAAGCGTGCACTGGTGCCAGCTCCGCGAACCACGGCGGTTGTTCGGTCCCTGCACTTCCTCACCGCAGACGAGGTAGACCTCGCAGCGGCGGAACGCCTCCACCACCCACGCTTCGTCCCGGAACTCGCCCAGGGTCTCGGACTCGGTGTCCCAGTCCCGGCCCTGACAGCTCCGGACCAGGACCTCCAAGGCCCCCGTAGCCACGTCGGTGTCGATCCCGCCGTCCCACACGTAGGGGCGCAAGTATCGGATCACCGGGCCGACGATTTCGTCCCCGCCGCTCCAGCCCATCATCGACTCCCGATCCAGTACGCGAACCAGATGATCAGTGCTACGCCGATCACCCCATACACCCAGGGCGGAAGATCGTGGCCCTTCTTCACTTACCACCTCCGATACACGGCCAGGATCTTATCCGGCCAGTGAGAAAGGACAACGAAGCCTCGCATTCCCAGCTCATTACACCGGTGTTTGAGCGCCTCGTATCCAAACCCATTCAGATCATCTTTGTTGAATGTGAGCAGGGGCGGATCCAGGTCGAATCCCCAGTTAATCTTCAACGTCCGGCCTCTCATGTCCACAGAAGCCCTCATCGAACCGATCGCGAGCCCACGCCATAGCCTTATACAGGCCCTGGAAATCGTGACTGGCCGCTGTCGCCACAGCGATTCCAGTATTCAGATACCGGGCCACGACCCAGTCCGCTCCCATCGCTTCGATCCGGACGCACCCGTAAAAGTCCCGGCCGAACCAGCCAGCGATGTGACCGTGCAGCGTGTCGCCCACCATCAACGGTCGATCCACTGTTCCCTCCTCACTTGGTCACGTAGGCCAGGAATAGCAGCATCACGCCGACCACAATCAGTAGCCAGGCCCAGTCCCTGAATCGCCTCATGACTTCACGAACCGATACTCAGGCTTGGAAACCAGCTCGACAGGCTTGAAGCGGATCTCGTCGTTCTCGTCCAGCGACAGGTGATAGTTGTCTCCGGACTGCTCCTCGACCAGGGTTCCCCACAGGCGGCCGTCGAACTTGTCCTTGATCACCAGCAGGTACAGGTTGCCCCACCGCCACGTGTCGTAGAAGTCCACGGTTACGAACCCGTAGGACCAGTCGGCTTCCGTGCCCTGCTCGTGATACATGCTGCGGATCTGCTTGACCAGGGTCTCGTCCTTGATCACCAGTTCGGCCATCAGGCGGGCTCCCCGTTCAACTGCACGTGGTTCCCGCCGACCGGAACTCCACAGTCCTTCTTGAGACTCTCCGGCATCAGCAGGTATGCCTCATCCGGGTACAGCAGACCCAGCCGACGACAAATCGTCAGGGCCTTGATCGCCTCGTCCATGGTCACATCATTCGGCACCCACAGGACCATCCCGTCTACCCCCATCACTGTCCGCCTTTCTGTTGCGGTTCGTCGGGGGTCGCGGTCGGGGGGTTCAACGCCCACACCCGAGTGTCCGCTTCCCGAACGCTTGACT